GACCACGGGAGCCTCATCAGTCTTAGGCTTCTCATCTGTCTTAGGCTTCTCGTCGGCTTTAGGTTCTTTATCGCTTGGCATAATATAACTAAGTATAATATGTAACTACAGTAATATCAACTTATTTTTCTGTTACCTGTACTATTTTATAGGGTATTCTTTCTTGCTCGTATATTTCTTTTCTACGAGTTACGTGCTTTTGACCATATTTAAGTTGGTCCGCTATATCAATTATCTTAAGATTATCCTTACTGTCATGCAGGCGTAGTCCACGTCCAATAGTCTGTATAGTGCGTATGGAGCTTTTACCGCCGGCGGCGAATACAATCATGTGTATATTTTTAATATTAACACCAGTACTGAAGATAGAACTCATAGCTATACATACTACGTTACTATCTACCTCCATTATACTTTTAATTTTCTCACGCTCTTGAACCTCTAGCTCACCCTTAACAAAATATACTTGCTTATGCTTTAAGGTTGACATTAGGTCATATAGTGTTTCACCATGCTTTAGGTGATTCACCAGTACGAGAATGTTATTGTTAAAATTATTACATATCTGCTCTATTACATTATTTCGAAATTGATTCTCGTATATAAAGTCCAACTCGAGCCTATAGTTTAGTTTAGCATCTGCACCTGTCTTATATGCTGGTGAATTTACAAAATTAGCCTCGATAATAGTAGCGTTAGCTGGTGTTAAGTGTTTTTCAGTACGTAGTTGAAAACTATCCTTCTCGTATATAATGCTGCCTATCTTGCCAATAATATTCCATTCATCAACCTTACTATCTGGCATAGTACCAGTTAGTCCGAACTTATGAACAGTTCTTATTTGCTGTACCATTTTACTCACCTTATTAGTTTTTTTAACTTTGTGGCACTCGTCTATAACTAGCATGTCTACCTTCTCCAACCAATCATTATCTTTAAACTGACTCTGCAGTATGCCTAAGTTAGCTATAATAACATTGGCAGTAAAATCTGGTTTGTTTTTACCGGACCACTTCGTATATTTAAAAGGTGCGTTATATTCATTAAAGTCACCAAACGTTTGATTAACTAAACCTAAATCCGGTACAATCAGGAGGCATTTAAATGTATCACCCTTACTCTTAAACATACTCGATAGTAGCGAGCATATTGTTAAGGTTTTACCAGCACCGGTACCCATTTTCAGAATACCTCTACCAAATTGAATTGCTTTCTCACATGCAGCTAGCTGATAATCTCTTAAAGGTAGTGTTAGATCATCATATATATCTGCGGATGTTAATGTAGGCTTTATAATATTAGATACGTCCCTATCGATTTGTATCTCTTCATCAGGATAGACTTCCTTAATGTATCTCAATATATCGAAAAACAGACCAGCCTCGAATAGACCAGTAGGCGTAATACAGTAATTTCTAATATCAGCAAAATGTCTAGCTCGGCCCTTTAATCTGAACCGAGCAGTTGCATCAGTCTCACTAAAAAAATCGCGAATATCAGGTACTAGGTCTCCTGATATTCTAAGCTTACTCTTAACTACTTCAAATCTAATCATTTCTATATTGTTTCCATCTTCATTATCTCTATAATATTTTTGATATCAAAGCCTAGGCTCGTGAATGTCCTCTCAACCTTTTCTAAGTAGTCTACAATTAACTCTTGCTCACTTATCCTATTTTGCAGCTCTACCATTCCTTCGTGTTGATATGAACTTTTTTCTGCTATAGGCCTGGTTACCTTTACTGGTGACTCTCGTTGTATGGCTTGTATAATATCCTCTCTTAAAGAGTACCTTTCAGCTTTTAAGTTGAGGAGAGACTTTTTATGTTGAATTAAACGACATACCCAGAAGTGTTTACGTGCCGGTGTTTTAAGAGACATTTCTTTGATATTAAACTCATCGATATGTAGTTCTTTCTCAATCTCCTCACTGTATCTCTCAATTATTTCCGCGTTCACATGCTTATTATAACTGCTTATATACGTGATGCAACTATTAACTAGTGATATAGTGTATGATAATACTTAAATAAATATTAATATGGAGGATACTCAAAGATTGTTCGAACGTACAGTAGATAAGCTGCTAAAGAGAGTTGAGGGTACTGATTCTAGTAAGAAAAAGCCTAAGAAGGTATATGATGAAGATGAAGGTAATACAGTTGGTGGTGGTGCACTAGGGCCTGCGGCTGCAGTAGGTCACTCTCAATCAGGTGACTGGTATGCCCCTGGTGATTACAGAGTACCTAAAGCACTCGGCGCTATACAGACGCGTAACGGTGCTATTGGCCGGAAGCGTAGAAAAAAGAAAAAGAAGAAGTAAGTACGTGTGATGGAAGCAGGTCACTGGACAATACACGGCGAGATACCCGAGGGCGCCTTTGGTTTTATATACGAAATTACTAACACAGTAAATCAAAAGAAGTATATAGGTAAGAAGCAGATGGTGAAGCGTATTAAACGACAGCCACTCAAAGGTAAAAAGCGTAAAAGGATTGATTTAGTAGAAAGTGACTGGAAGACCTACACAGGCTCTTCAGATAGACTTAATGCTGATATTGAGGAGTATGGTAAAGAGGCATTTACGTTTGAAATTTTAAAATTCTGTAGTTGTAAGTTTGAGCTAAGTTATTTTGAATCAAAGATGCAATTTGAGTGCGATGTTTTATTGAGTGAAGATTATTATAATGGTATTATAAACTGTAGAATAGGCAGACCACCTAAAGCTTTAAAGGAACACTATTATAATAAGCGTAATGAACAACGTTGATCTAGGCATATACAATATAAACCTTATTAACTGTAATGAAATTTTTAAGGATGCTAGTGATAATATTGTAGATGACTTATATAAATTTGACCTACTTCATAAATCTCTAAATAATGCTGTTGTAAAGCGGTTATTCCTACACTATACCATACTTCATATATGTGAAGCAGTCTTAAAGAGTAAGTCTAATAAGAAAAATATAATATTTTTTAATGATACACAGTTAAATGACGTTTCTTTAGCTAAGTTCTATAATGAGAGTGATATTATCAAATCTATATGTAGTGTCCTCAGGAAGATAAAGGTTATACTACCTCTAAAAGTATATATAAGCAAATATAGCTTAGATTATTTCTACCACTTACTTGAATCAAACCAGGGAAAGGGTCACCTACTACTAAACGAAGTGAGGAATGCAGCAGATTATGATAACTCACGATTCACCTTCAGTAAAATTAAGCAATATACCAAAAAATATGAATTAACTTGGCTTAATGAAGAGTACTTTAATAGACTATCAACTAAGTTTCTTCTGATTAAATAAATAATAATATGGATAATTACACCCAACTTGCAAATAAGCTCCTTAAGGAGAGTATGGATAGTGCAATCGCACCACCAGTAAAGAGTTATATAGAAGATGCGGAATCGTCTGCAGACCCAGTTATGGCCATTCTACAAAAGTATCCAGATGAAGTAGAAGATCTTAAAAATGGTGGAGAGTTAGCTCAGAATTTGTATGAAGAGTTATTTGAATACTATCTAGATAGTGGTGAGATACCATATGGTGTTGCAAAGGCTAGAACAGGTGATCCATATGAGTGGGTATCCGATCAGCTGGATGAGCTAGGTATATTTACAGGGACACAACCTGAGGATAATGAGCCTGAAGATAATGAAGCAGAAATTACTAATGATGATCTAAAGACCCTTCAGACTGCTAAAGAGTTAGCTGGCGGCCAAGCTAAAGGTGATCTGTTTAGCAATCCAGAGAAGCAAATACAGAAAGCGTATGGTAAAATGCTTTCTAAAGTCTCAAAAAAAATAAACCAAGTAGCTAACAAAGTGTAATTATGACTAAATTTTTAAAAAGAATATACGACCTCGATCTAATCAATGAAGAGGATCAAGCACCACCGCCTCCAGGAGCTGATGATGTCAATGATGTAACACCTCAAGAGGCAGAGGCTGCTGCAGATACAGAACCTGGAGTAGGTATACTGTCTCCTGAGAGTGAGGTAATGTATGTCAGACTACTAAAGAAGGCTCTAGTTATAGATCTCGATCCTGAGGATATTGACAATATTAATAACCTAGCAGAGGTAAATGAAGAGAATGCTAAGCAAGCGCTAGCAGATATCCTTCAAATTATAAAGAGTTACTCAACAGAAATTGATATAGAAAGTTAATTATGAGCTGGAAATCATTAGACCAAGTATATATACAAGAAGCTGCCCTAAAAAACGTAGCTAAATTACCGCGTCAACAGATAATTGGTGAGGATGTCTCAATATATGCTAAAGAAGAAGGTGGTAAGACGAATCATATCGGTGATGTGAGTAAGGAATACTATGATGAAGTTCTGATGAATAGAGTCAAATTAGGTTCGCATGCGAACGTTAGCCTACGCAAAGAGGTAGAGCAACGTTTGGATAACTGTAATGGTAATATAGATAACAATGCTGATATATGGCAGCACTATATGTTAGAGGGTGCCTTCGATATGTCGGATGCTAATTTTAAGAGCAGTGAAGATTATTTACTTTCTCTAATTTCACAAAGTAAACCGTTTTACTTAACAGATTTTATTAAAGCAAACTGGCCTGGTGCAGATGTTACTAACAAATATTATAAGCCTGCATTTTTAAGTATACCCGAAGCCCCAGTTTTTGGTAGACCAGGGGCTGGTGAATTATATTTAGCTTATTTTGCAAATGGAGAAAAACCTAAGAAAGGCGATTTAAATATAGCTGGCATTGATATTGAACTCAAAGGACCTGGAGGTCGTCTTTTCAAAACTAAAAAAATAGTTAATGATTTCAGTGACCTTCAACGGGATTATGAAAATGAAGATGTTGTATTGGATGGTATTGCAGAATTTATTACTAAAATGTCTCATACTACTCAATATAAATCAATGGTCTTAGAATTAGTAAAAATGTTTAAAGATTCTATGCTAAAAGAATATAACTATTTTAAAGAGCGTGGTAAATTAAGACCCGGAAACGAATTTACTTATATAGGTGGTTTAGCTCAATTATACGGCTATAAACAATTACAAGGATTTGATGTTTTTATGTCATTTTCCGTACAAAAAGATGGCAGAATACTTTTTAAACCTGTAGATATGAGAAATATTAATAATTTATCAGAATTACATAGCCTAATTAGTAAAGATACATTCTATAAATTTAGTATTAATAGAGATGGCGCCGGATGGTCACTAGATAAAACACACCCAAAAAATTAAAGATGAAAACATTCAAACAATACTACAGTACTATTCTTAATGAAGGTGGTGCAGCTGGTCACATGGCTCATCCATTTGACCTACCTCAAGTTAAAACCGGTAAGGATCTAATAGGCTTTTTTGATAGAGCAGTTGGATCAATTAAGACTAACCCTCCTTCTGTTAAGATTGATGGTGTAAATGCTAGTTTTCGACTGATTGATACGCCTGAAGGGAAGGAGTTCGCACTTGATAGAGGTAGTATGAAGCCTTTAGATTTAGAAGGTATTACGATCGATAAGCTTGTAGATAGATTTGGTGAAGGTCACGGAATGGTTAATGCTGGTCGTACACTATTAACTATTATGAACGAGTCTATTGATGAGATCACACCTGAACTTAAGCAATTAGGTATGTGGGATAACACAAATAGGTTCTTTAATACAGAGTTTGTACAAGGTACTACTAATGTTCTACAGTATGATAATGATTTCCTTGCTATTCACGGTATTAACGAGTTTTATCAAGCGACTCCTAGAAGAAGAGCTAGTAAAGAGGTAGAGTATAGTCCAAAAGTACTCGACTCCCTCATTAAGAAGCTCGATAAGAATGCAGAGCAATATAACTTCAAGGTATACGGCAGTGTACCTGCTACCTTAACTAAGCAGCCTAACTACACTCATGTGCTTAATAAGAACTTCAACGTTAATGTAGGTACAGAAAGGATTTCAAAACCCTTGCGTGACTACCTTAATGAAGCTAATAACCCATTCGGTGATAAAATCACATTACAGGACGGTAAGAAGGTAGGGGCTCTTAGTAAGTTTGTATATTTACAAATTCTTAACGGTGTACCGCTCGATACATTTATAAAAGACGAAGTAGATCACCAGAAAGCTATTGATGGTGCTGCTATATACCACGCTACTAGACTTTTGGGTGACGAACTACTAACAACCTTAACGTCTGACATGGGTGATGTTAAGTATCACGAGGGTATTGTTATAAGAGATCCAAAATTTCACAGCGCCCCGGTTAAAGTTACAGGGGAGTTCATTATTGGCGGTATGTCATCGCAATTTAGAAAAGAGGATGAGGAAATGACTCCTTACTACTCTAATTACGTTACAGAACCACCAGCAAGAGGAGATTTTTTCGGAAAAGGTAGGTTCAAACAGAGTGTTGACCCGATCGGTGAGAGTTTTGATGCAATATACAACAGCGTTATGCTAAATGAGTTTGAAGAGCCTGATAATGAGCGTGTTGTTGTTATTTACCCTGGTAGATTTCACCCGTTCCATAAAGGACATTCATCCATCTACAATAAACTAACGCAGAAGTTTCCTTATGCTGATGTATACATCACTACATCTGGTAAGACTGATAGTGAAACTTCACCTTTTACGTTTGATGAGAAGAAAGAAATGATGCTATCAGCGGGAGTTGATGCTGATAAGATAGCTCAAGTAGCATCGCCTTATATTGCTAAAGAGATCACTCAGAGATACGATGGCGATAATACTAAGATAATCTACGTGGTGTCACAAAAAGACATGGAGGGGAAAGATGCTAGGTTTAAGTTTGGTACTAAGCGAAACGGAGAACCTAGTTACTTTCAACCTTTTGAGAGCGTAGGAGAAAGCGAGTATATGTCTAAGCACGGGTATGTTGATGTACTACCAACTATGGACTTTGAAATTAACGATAAGAGTGTACGTAGCGCTTCAGAAATCAGAGATATGTATAGAAATGCTGATGATAATCAAAAGCTAGACCTCATACATAGTCTATATGGGTCTAGAGACCAGAAAATAAAGGATATTTTCGATAGTAAGTTAGTTTAATTAAACTCTTTAATAGCAAACTGCTATTTACTTTTTGTTTGGTCATTCACCATCTTCAATCTCTGGATTATCGACTCTAAAGTTTAGAGGTCTGACGCCTTTAGTAGTAGCAGCGTCTTGCTCATCTTCCACTTGATCGTGATTATCTTGATAATCGAGGTGATGGAATACTGAAGAGAGGTAATCAGATGCTTTTGTAATCTTTGCTGCGACCCACCCGTCGAGAGAATCTACATTAGCTATATGGTCAAAAAGCTTTGTTGAATATTCTTGAGCTTTTAGGAGATCTGCTCTTGCCATATCAACCTCACCATCATATTCGTCATGTTGATTATGTCCACATTCATCATCTACTGGACCAGCTTGTATAAATACCGCTTCATCTTCTACGGCACCGCGGATGTTTGGTATACTACGAACCTTTGAATGCGGTGTTGTACTACCAATTGACGTTACTCTAATCATAGAAGGTGTATTAGGACCTAACCCTAAATCATCTTCCTCTGCCGGCTTCTCCTCTTCATCACCAGTAAATTTACTTGCTATTTTACCTGCTACTGCTGGTGCTAATGCTCTAACAACGGTGCCCACGATAGGAGCAAAAGCAGCAAAATCTTCTTCAGGAACCTCTTCATCATTAGGATTGACATAGGTCGGGTCCGATCTAAACTTCGGGCCACCTCTACCGTCTGAGTCTGCATCACCTTTACGGAGTTGACCGCCTTTTGTATAGTGCCTACCTTTAGGAGCTTCTTTTGCTTCCATATATGCCTCAAAAATGAGTCCAGATTCTTTACTAGCCATATAATTATTTATACTATTTATTAAGTAATTATATGAAATTTGATAGGCTGTGTAATGACGTCATGGACATACTGGAGGAAAATGCAGCTCCTGAAGAGGATGCTGAGTACAGAGGTCGTAAGGTTACATTGAATAAGCCGACACGCGGCGACGTTAAAAAGTTTAAAGTATATGTTAAGGATCCTAAAACCGGTAACGTTAAGAAGGTAAACTTCGGTCATGGTGGTACATCCGCTAAAAGAAAGACAATGAGGATACGTAAGAGTAATCCAAAAGCGCGTAAATCTTTTAGAGCTAGACACAATTGCGATAACCCTGGACCAAAAACAGGTGCGCGATACTGGTCTTGCCGGGCTTGGTAAATAATATTATTAAATTATGAGTATTAAAACAGATATAAGAACTCCGGAGAACACTCTCAACTACATGAAGTATGTTGAGATTGAAAATGATTCTCGATACCCAGCAGTAACTGGGGGATTAGGTCAAGGTGTTTTTAATAAATCAGCTATTTTAGTTCAAAATATAAATGATTACAATTATAGTGTTGATGGTACCGGTAATTTCAATTTAGGTACCGATTCTTTTGGTAGAATGCGTACATCTGAACCTTTTACATTATTTGATTCATCTCATAGATATGCAGATAATAACTTATTTGCAACAACTACATCGATTGCAGCATCAAGTACTTTCGTGCAAACTCAAGGACTCATAGACTTAGAGGTTGGACCATTAAGCGGATCTAAAGTTTATAGAGAAACCAAAAAGGTTTTTTCATATCAACCCGGTAAATCATTACAAAATTTAAATACATTCGTTTTTAGTCCATCATCTGCTAACTTAAGACAACGAGTAGGTTATTTCGGAGATGATAATGGCATATACTTGGAGCTAGACGGTGATGAATTATGTATGGTTCAGAGAACTATTGTAACAGGATCTATTACTGAAACAAAAATACCTCAATCAGATTGGAATTATGATAAACTAGACGGTACAGGTCCGTCCAGTGTAACATTAGATATAACTAAAACACAAATTCAATTTATAGATATAGAGTGGTTAGGTGCAGGTACTGTTCGAACTGGATTTGTTATTAACGGTGTGTTTATTGCATGTCATTATTTTCATCATGCTAATTTAATTGCTAGTACGTATATGACTACTGGTTCATTACCAGTTAGATATGAAATAGAAAATTTAGCTGATACCGGTAGTAACCATATTTTAAAACAAATATGCTCTACTGTTATTTCTGAAGGTGGTTACGAATTAAGAGGTTTTCAACAAGCTATATCAACTCCTATATCTGCTGCAAGAACTACGTCTGGTTCAGTTGGTGTTTTTATACCTGTAGCTTCTATAAGATTGAAGACAACACCAAATCGTCTAGATGCGATTGTTATTTTAACCGCTCTTTCAATACTAGGTACTGGTAATAATAATAATTTTAATTGGCAGGTAATCGCAGGTGGTACTGTAAATGGAGGTACCTGGTATAGTGCAGGGGATAATTCATCAGTTGATTATAATTTAACTGGTACTTCTCTTAGCGGTACCGATCAGAGAATTTTAGCATCAGGTTACTTCTCATCTACAAATCAAAGTTCTCCAAATATTGATATATTAAAAGAAGCGTTATTTAAGTTTCAACTCGAACGCGATACATTTACTCAAACGGCGTTTCCGCTATCATTAGTGATAGCATGTGACGATACATCTCAAGGAGTATTCGGTAGTTTAGACTGGGAAGAAGTGTCTAGATAAAGCAATAAATAATATTATGAGCGGAGTAGTACCAAGGACAGGTGAAGTAAGTATGTCGTGCATAAATTCGGTAAGAAGGTGTAAGACAAATCAGCAAAGCCGTATTGTTGAAAATCCGAATACTTGCCTTACCGAACCGGCAGTTCTATAGAGACCAGGCTGCTATGAGCGGGTTTGTTGCTGATGATAATGGTTTAAAATTTTCTGAATTTAGAGGCGCTCAGGTTATAACAGCTTGTATACGTACAAAATCCGGAACTTACGCATATTATTACGGCAACAACGATGATGGGAAGATATTGGCATGCATACCATCCAGGAAATGCTCAACCACTACAGGTTAAATGAGTTTCCACTGTACAGAGCTAAGGGAGACGTACAGCAATATTATAATTGCGGTGTGTCTGTTATAAATAGTAAACTATGGAGAGAACTAAACCTCATAGAGATACCGCTAAAATATTATGAGAGTATTAAGAGTACGTCTCACTGGAAAAATGATGAACCTACATATAATGTCTGTTTCTCTGAAAATATATTCGAGCTCGATGAAACGTGGAATTACTACCCTACTGATGCTTATAAGAGAGCTAACATTGTACACTACTATGGTACGTACATTAAAGGTAAACCTTTTCATAATGAATTTGCCATTCACCCAGACTGATGTAAATAATCTATATGAACGAAGACATTCAATTAAAAATCCAAGATCTAGCAGAATATCACACTCACTTTACAGCTGATGTTGATTTGTTTCTAGAAAAAGGCAACAAGTCAGCAGCAACTAGAGCGCGTAAATCGCTACTAGAGATCTCTAAGCTATGTAAAGAGGTTAGAAAAGAAATCCAAGAGATTAAAAATAGCGCATCTGCATAGTACATATACTGCTTAAATAATAATGTGAAAACATTTAAGCAATTCTTTGAAGCAAATAAGCCACTCGGCTTAATCGAAACGCTTCATTTTCAAGATTTAGGTCCCATTGAAGCTAAAGTTGATAGCGGCAATGGGGCTTATAATGTACTCCATGGAGTAAATCTGCAGTACGGTAGTGGGTTAAAAGATGACGACGGTCACGGTAGATCTCATGTTACTTTTGATACTGTCAATAATAAAGCTCTAACAGAACCTATAAAGGAGGAGATCGATATTAATATTGGCTCCGGTAATATAGAGACTAGACCAGTCGTCGAACTTGATATTAAGGTTGGTGAAGAAAGCTTCCCCAATACAAGATTTTCTATAGGTGATAGGTCCTCGAACGAGTATAAGATCCTTCTAGGTAAAGAATTTATTGAGCAGTTAGGTGGTCTTATTGACGTAAGCGCTGAAAATAATTTAGACTAATACCAGCTAGGCCTGTTCACTGCAGTCCAAGTCGCAAAAGGTTTATCCTTTCGAATATATTCCCGGTACTGGTCAATCACCGGTAAGTTATCAAAATTACTATTTTGCTGTCTACAATTACAATCTTGATTGATAGCGACAGCAAATTCTGTTAACCCGGTTTTATTGATAATAGTATTGTGTGCATTTACCTTGCACCACTTAATAAAATCTAGTGTGAAATGCTCCTTTGAGCCGGGCCACCTAGCCATGCGCTCAGTAAACATTTCCAGCGTGTGATCTACTAACCACATAAAATTATCAGTGGTTTCACGCGCCCATATACTACATTGATGATTAAAGTATCCTTTACCTCTCTTACGTGGTTTACCTGTCGAAGTTCTCGGGCATTCTTCATGATTTAACGCTTCTTGTGGAAAGGCATGTGCCAGCATTATAGCACCTTCAATTTGCATCTTTGAACGAACATGCTGATCGCATAATTCCTTCGCTGCTGTAACCGGGTCATTATCAGTACAAAAAATATTCATATAACTTATTATATGATAGTTCCTCTATGATAAAAAAGAAGGCTACCACATATGTGATAACCTTCTTGAGTCCGTATATAAAAAATCTATCTACCTATTAACGTAAGCCAGTCGACTCAAATACATCTCTCGCAACACCTGCTGAGAAGCCACCTTCAACACCCTTCACAATAACTGATACAGCATTATGACTATGGAGACTTTCATTATGAGAAGCTACAATCTTAAAGTCTTTAATACGTGACTCATTGCTAAGCTTCTCGAAGAGTAATCTTACAGCATCCTCAACAAACTTAAGATATGCGCCGTTCTTTTCAGCAAATGCTTGCTCATCTTCACGCTTAACCATAACTTGTGTCTCTGTCTGTAGAGCTGATAAGCACAATTCTTGAAGATCTTCTACCCATAACATATCTTCAAACCTAACACTAACACGAGCTACGCTTCGCTGACTATGAGGTACAGTAGCTCTATTACGGTATTTCTCTGCATGCTCACTAAGCTCAAAACTACAAGGACATGCTGATGAATATACGAAGTCGAAGTGCATATATTTCTTAAACTCACCATCCTTCGTTAAGTCACCTTCAAAAACAACATCGTAATACTGATAACCTTCGAGACCACTCCGCAAGCTTGTCTGCTTAATAGGGTATGAAGTCTTAAGCATAATACGTGAGTCAAAGCTATTAAGATTATTTCTATATGACTCAAGTACATCCTTTACTTTACCTAAACAAAACGTTTCATCCTTATGGTCATAAAAACTTCTCATAATACGAGACATGTTAATACCTTTCTTATGAGCTTCTAAACTCACACTACCAGTTACACTAGTCTCAAGTTCAATTGTCTTACCATCACGCTTTTTATATGAAAGAGGTAATCTAAAGTTATGAATACCAACTTGCTGAATAGGTACCGGTGCGCCTTGAATCAGACTCGAAGGACCGTTTTGAAGATCTGGCAGAGAAGAGATGTATTTCTTATCAGTCTTAAGGTTATCATCGTATACTCTAATAGGTGGGAAGTAGCCTTTACTGAACTCACCTCCCATTATCTCTCTTGCGATGACATCTTTTTCACCGGTAAGCTCATCATCTTCGCCTAACCACTCGTAACTGTTATTTTTATCGGACATACCACTATTATATAGTATAGTGCAACAAAAGCAATAAATAAATTTATATTATGAGTAACTTTTTAAAGCTAGTTCAGGAAGTAACCCCAGCGGCAGGAGATACAGGTGGTAATACAGGGAGTGAACCGGTAACGACTCCCCCAGCTAGCAAAACCTCACCGGCAGGTAAAAAGCCGGGTATACTTAATAAAGTGGTAAGTGGTGCACAAAAGATATCTAGTGCTATTGATACGATAAATAAGTATGGTACAGGTAAGTGGGATATTAATGATACTTTACAGGGTATACTTTCTAAGCAATTAGATAAAAGCACAGATAAAATGGGCCTGTTTGGTAAGTCAAAATACAGTCAAATCAAATTAGGTAAGGATATAGTTACAAAAATTAATAACTATATAGGTGAAGAGAGTTCCGATGCTGATGCTGGTGTAGAGGGAGTGTCACAAGAGGGTGACTCGGTTACAAGTGAGTCAACATTAAATGGTAATTTTCTAAGAATGGTTGGAGAAGCTACTGCCGTGGTGGATAAAGATAAAGAGGGTAAATTTAAAAACACGGCTCAGATGAAAGGTGCCGAAAAAGGTAAGTCTGTAAAATTAAAGGTTTGGGATGTACTAAAAGATGCTTTAGCTCTGCCAGATGATGCATCTATCACTCTCAAAAATCCAGATCCTCAAATGAGCGGTAAAAAGGTAGTTGATAGGAGGGTTGATTGGATTACTAAAGGCGTACCAGCATTCCTCAAGAACATTAAAGATGAATATCCAGATATACCGTTTACATATGAAGGTCACAGTAAGGATGACGGTTTATCGGTATCAGCAATTGGACAAGAGGAGGAAGAGTTCAATTTTATGGATACTACCAGGCAGGATTGGATCAAAACCCTGGGTGCAGAAAAAGCAGAGAAGATTGTTAGAGGGCTTGTAGACATATACCCCGGTGATCGTATTGTGTTTGAAGAGCCAGTAGAAGATGCGCCGGTAAAACTAACGAATGAAAATGCTCTATTTAATTTAGCAGGTAGAACAAGCTTTGGCGCGAAGGGTATACAATGGACTCTTAAGCCTCAATCTGCAGATGTAGCTGATATACTAGCTAAAGGTAATATAAAATATGTTACATATCTATTGCAAACACCCGATAATGCTTTTAAAGCTCCGGAGAGAAATACTGGTATTATATATGCATATGATGAAAACAACCAACCTATAAATTCAATAACTACAAAAGATGTCCGGTTTCAGTGGAATGGGCAGGAAGGTTTATACACACTCAGCGCTAATAATAATGAGTTAATGGGAGTTAAATACAGTGAAGGTCAGTTCCCTATTGGTAAGGATGAAGTTATGCCACTGACTGATGGTAAGCATATATTGTATAGACCTGATGAAAATTCTGCTTATTTTAAATTTAAGATAATACAGGATATGAACGACGCTGGTAAATATCTGATAGATAAGGATAAAGGTATTGCTGCGTCCGAGCAAGATATAAAAGAGGCCGAAGCTAACGCAGACAGGTAATCTCTCCCCCGTCCCTCTTATCTAAAGATATTTTAAGCTTACTATTTTAATAAATCAACTAGTTTTTTTAATTTTGTTAATTTAGTTGATTACAGCTATTAATAGGTTATAATAGAATTATGAAATACTTATCTACTAAGGTTATACCTATGGGCAGTACTGCCTTTCGTCAATGGCGAGCAGAGAGCCATTGCAAATTTATTCACGGTTATCGATTGCAATGTAAATTATGGTTCTCTACGGATTCCCTCGATGACCGTAATTGGGTGTTTGATTTTGGTGATTGTAAAGATATTAAGGTTGCATTGGAAGAGCAGTTTGATCATACTACATGTGTAGCAGCGGATGATCCTGAGCTTCACAGCTTTCAGCATTTAAATGACCGCGGCCTAATACAACTTCGTATTATGGAGGATGGTGTTGGTATTGAGAGGTCGGCTGAGTGGGTATATAACAAGGCGAGTGAGATTGTTAAAAGCAAGACTAATGGTAGGGTATTTGTCGATAAGGTCGAGGTATGGGAACATGAAGGTAATAGTGCTGTATATGAGCAAGATCGCGTCTTTGCAGAAGACAGTGTAGGTGTTGATTCAGAGCCTAGCGATATACCTGAACCTAATAAGGGGCCTAGTGCACCGCCTAGACAGAGAGTTACACAGGGAATGTCTAACCCGTTCGGAGGTACAAGCTGGGGAGAGTAATGAGTTTAGATAACGCTTACAATAGAGTACCTAAACATACTGTAGGCGGTACTGGAATGGGGATACCTGCATCGAGAGAGAGGGACCCTCAGCTCCAGAAATTAGAAGGTGATGTATTTTCTAAAATGAATCAAGCGATTGTACCTCATACTACTCCACAAGATCTACCAGACGTGAAGAGTATTGAGGTACAATCAATTGGATTTGAGCAAGCCTTGAAAGAGTTAGCTAATGGTGTCGAGTCTCTCGACGATGAATCTTAGTACCTTGCTCCTCACAATATCCTCCCCAGTAAACTTATAAGTGTGTATACCTTGATCTACACATGACTGTGAATTAAAAGCATTATATATAACATCAAACCCACCCCTATCATTAATATCTGATTGATTAGTATCACCAACAATCATATACTTACTGTGATTACCGAAGCGAGTTAGTAGTGTTACTAGCTCGTTTTTTGTTAAGTTCTGAGCTTCGTCAATAATTACGCAGGAGTTACGAAATGTCATACCCCTCGTGAAGTTAACAGGTAGACAGGTAATATAATTCTTATGTAAAAGATTACTAGCTACGTTTGGGTGAATTAGTTCGTCAAGCTTATCTACTAACGGCATAGACCACGGAGCAAACTTATCTTCCATTTCTCCGGGTAAAAAACCTAAGCTCTTAGAGGCACTTTCAACAATAGATCTAATATATACTATATTGTCAACTTCCCTATCTCTTAACATATTAAGAGCAGCGAGAACAGCAATGTATGTCTTAGCTGTACCTGCAGGTCCATCTACAAACCCCATTTTAGTTGCTGGTAACATCATATGATCATAGAAACTATGTTGTGTTGATGTTAGTCTAAAATGATGACTTATTTTAAATGTTAAGTCGAAATCAATCTGATTGTTTTCAACCATCTCATCCATAATATTAACACTTGAATGGCTTATCTTCCCCGACATTTTCGAACCCTTACGGGTACTCTTCTTTGTGGTCATTAATCATATTTATCATATATATGACTGGCTGACAAAGGTTCAAAAAGTTACTGCAGAGGTATAAATAGTAGTTGAAAAATATAGATATATACGTTATAATAGTATTAGTTATGGATTTAGAAAAAGAAACATTAATACTGTCTGATGATAAGATATTTTATACAATAGAGGGTGAAGGTGAATTCGTTGGTCAGCGGTCTCTATTTATGAGGATGGCGATGTGTAACCTAACTTGTATTGGGTTTGCATCTGAAGACTCTCCTCATGGTTGTGATTCATTTATCTCTTGGAGGGTCAAGAATAAGATGACTTTTAATGAAATCTTTCAGATGATGGAAGATAATAACTGGATTGAGAAGCTCGAGAAGGGTACGATTTGGAAACTAACTGGAGGTGAACCTCTTATTCAGCAGAAGCAATTACTTAAGCTTGTAGAGGCTTTTGTTACTAAATATAATTTCTCTCCTAAGATCGATTTTGAAACTAATGCTACTCTTATGCCTAGTCCTAGATGGAAACAAGAATTTGAAGCTACCTTTACTACCTCACCGAAGCTAACTACTAACGGTGATCCTGAAGCTAAAACCTATAAACCTGAAGTTCTTAAGTATCATAGAGAGATTAACTCTGGTTTTAAGTTTGTTATTAATGATCCTGCAGAAGACATAAAGGAAATCTGGAGTAAGTACGTAGAGGATGATAATGGTATTAATGTGAGCCGTGATAGAATCTGGTTTATGCCTTGCTCCGGCTCCCGTGAAGAGCATATTGCTAATGCTGAGGCTGTTGTCGAATACGCTAAGTCGATGCATGTTCATTTTTCACCTCGATTGCATTTGCTAGTCTGGGATAAAGCTCTCAAGGTATAACTAATATACATAACTAAAAAAAAGCCGTACAGTTAACTGTACGGCTTTTTTGATATATATTATGTAAATACTATAGATAACCTAGATTAACTAGCTTTCTAATACGCGGGCTGATTGCATTTCTGTCTTGAGCTGTAACAGTCTGCTCTTCAACACTGGTGTTAAGGGTAAACTGGATTGAGTTAAACTCCGGATCAATAACAGCAAACTCCATACCATTAAATGAATCGTCAATGTCCATTGTAAATTTATACGGGGTTTCAACACCGAAACCTGCATAAGATGGAAAACCTACAGCAGATACTGTCCTTGCAGTTGAGTTACCAATGGCACCGGGGATGTCTTGATATAGTAGCTCGCAATCTAAACCCGCAGGTGATAGACCGTTCGGGAATGTGTCAATATTATTAACGGCATCTTCATTAGGGGTGTCTGGCAGACCAGAGAAAGTCAGTGAATTAGTGAATGAGATAGGCATATTATTATTTAATGTATATAGTTACTTTTTAGGCGGTAAACCATAACGTTCTCTAAATGTAGGTTTACGCTTCGAAGTTTTAGGCTCCTTAACAGTCTTTGTTACTGCAGACTTAGCGGTTATAAAAAGAGAAATTGCTGTTGAGATAAGTTTACTCTTTTTAAGTCTTCTATCTAATTCGACACCCTTCTCTCTGCAGAGAACTTCAAGCTCATCTTTAGACATCTGTTTTATTTCTTTTTCAGTCATATATATATTTATGGTTGATTACATTTTTTTTATTACTAAATAATTTTTATGGAAACAGTAATTACATTAATAGTATTCATCATTGGGTTTATCGTCGGTGCATTAGTTACTCGCAACAACACCAGTAAAGTTAATAGAGCCGCAGAAGACGCTGAGGTATTTGCATCACAGATTAATCGAAAGATCGATTCGCTCCGCGATGAGGTTACTGCTAAGCTGGTGAAGAAGCCTGCTAAGCGTGGCCGGCCGGCGACTAAGAAATAACTACATACTATAAAGATCCTTGATAGCTCAGCGGTAGAGCGGGTGACTGTTAATCACTAGGTCCAAGGTTCGAATCCTTGTCGAGGAGCCACTTTTTTTGCGGTGATTTACTACCGCTTAATAACGGCAACATACTAAAACAATAGGTAATACCGTCTATTTACCTCCCGCGACGGGCGTAAAGTAAAATCCTATTATCGCTCCCAAAGTGGCGATTGAGACCAGAGAGATGTGCCCCGTTGTGATTGCTGATACGACTTCATCTCCTCTTGGGATGGTAATAAGTCCCCATAGGATTTCGATGTTCCTCGATTGTGCGTTTGGGGTAA